GGACGAAAAGTGGTATTTAGGTTCAGGTATTTATCTTAATAGAGCAATTAAGAAATATGGTATAGAAAATTTCAAGAAAGAAATTATTGAATGGTGTTCATCCTCAGAAGAAGTAAATAATAAAGAGAGGTTTTGGATAGCTAAATTAGATGCTTTAAATCAAAAAATAGCTTATAATATAGCCCCAGGAGGAGATGGTGGTTTCTTAGGAGAGGAAGTATCTAAAAGAATAGGCCTGAAATTAAAAGGAAGAAAACTTCCAAAAGAAGTATGTGAAAAAATGTCTAAAGCAATGAAAGGTAAGAAGAAGTCAAAAGAACATATTGAAAAAGTCAGAAAAGCCTTAACTGGTAGAAAAAGAACTGAAAAAGAAATAGAAAATATGAGTAAGGCAGCTTTAAAGTTATATGAAGAGGGTTTTGAATCTCCAGTACAAATATCAATATATCAGTATGATTTAGAAAGTGGAGATTTTATTAATTCATTTAAATCTTGCGCAGAAGCAAGTAAAGTAACAGGTTTTGATAGAAAAGCTATTAACAATGCTTGTTTAGGTATTACAAAGAAATCAAGTAAATTTATTTGGTCAAGAGCTAAATTTAAAAATTACTATAATAGATTTTCTGCTATTAAAGCTGAAATAATATGTCATTCTAAAAGAACAGGAACAGGAGAAGAAATTATAACTTATAAATTGACTTATCCAAGATGCATTCACTCTGAACTGATGACTTATCACATGATGTCAGTAAATTCAGCAAGTAGTAGAGCTATACCTGTAGATAAGCTCATAAGTGTTATAGAAGAAACACCTTTTTATCCTTGTTATTTTCAGTTACAGCATAAAGGAATGCAAGGAAATACTTATGCTGATTATAGTGTAGAACAAAAAGCATTTAAAATATGGAATGAATCATTACATAATCAAGTTAAAATTGCAAAAGAATTATCTAAAGATGTGACTAAACAATTGGTAAACAGGTTGTTGGAACCCTACCAATATCATTGTTGTTTAATGACAGGCACTAGAGAATCTTTTGAACATTTATTCGAGCAACGTTGTCCTCAATATGAATTTGAAGTTGATGAAGGGGAGTTTATGACTTTTAAGAGCAAGAAAGAATTCATAGAGACTTATAATTGTTATAAGGATAAAAGTGATTTATGGTGGCTTCAACATAATAAAGGACAAGCAGAAATTCACTTTATGGATTTGGCTGAGAAGATGTATGACGCTTTGAACGAATCTACTCCAGTTATAATGAATGAGGATGAGTGGCATATTCCTTTCAGTGATAGACCAGAGTTTACTCCTGATATGAGTTTAAAAGACAAGATTATGCTTTCATGTGCTATGACGGCTCGCGTGAGCTATACGACGATAGCAGACAATGAGACACTCACTTTAGAGAAAGCTAAAAGTATCTATACTAAGTGCGTTCAGTCTGGTCACAACTCAGTTGTCTCACACTGCGCTAAATGTATGACTGATGTAGAATATAGAAGTTGGATTAAAGGTGAAATAGAAAGAGAAGACTATATAGTTGCAATTCCTCAAGAAACACAAGGTTTCTGCAAGAACATCCGCGGCTTTGTACCTTTACGCCAATATGTTGAGGACGGTGTTGAATTAAGTAAATTTAAATAGGCGTGAAAACAACAGTAATTAATTTAATTGGAAGTCCAGGTACAGGTAAGAGTACTATTGCATCAGAACTCTTCGCTAAGATGAAGTGGTTAGGTTATGATGTAGAGCTTGTTTCTGAGTATGCTAAAGAGTTGGTTTGGGAACAAAGACACGAGACCTTTAAGAATGAGCTTTATATCTTCGCTAAACAGCAACATAGATTATTTAGATTACAGGGCAAGGTTAAGTATATTATTACTGATAGACCTTTACTTTTGTCTATATTCTACAATGATAAATATGGCAATAAGAGTGAGAATTTTAGAAATATGGTTCTTGAAGAGATACATAAATTCGAGAACATAGATATTTTCTTAAATAGAACAAAGCCCTATGTTAGTAAAGGTAGAAATCAGACAGAAGAGGAGTCTAAGGAATTTGCTAAAGAGATGCTAACTCTTGCAGAAGAGTGCTGTAAGTATCTTGTAGTCTTAGATGCTGTTGAAGGTAAAGTGACAGAAGAGATATTATCTAACTTAGAGAAGTAATGAAAGAAATTTTAAAGAATTTTCTGATAACCATTGTTCTATTTGCAATAGGCATGATTCCTTTCTTCATTGTATCTTCTTGTGAACACAAACCTGTAGAAGGGATTGTAATAGGGAAGAAGTATGAAGAATCCCACATGACTAGGCAGTACGTTGGTGGAACTAATGGAATGCCAAGTTATATTTGGGTTAGAAGACCAGATTATTACTATGTAAAAGTTAGAACAGCCGATTCTACTGAGAAATATAAAAGTATCAGTAAGGAAGTCTATGATACTATAAAAGTAGGATCCTATTTCTCAGAGAATAAATTAAAGAAATAAAATATTCAGTTTTTACTAATTCATTTGTTTTTCATTTTTTAGTTCGGAGTCTCTCAGTAATTGGGAGACTCCTTTTTATTAATTATTAATTATTTAGAATATGTTTATATTAAACCAAAAAGTGTTTGACTATTTCTATGGTTGGGGAGTAGTTAAAAAAGTAAATAACAATGGAACTCTAGAAGTTCGATTTGACAACAAAGATAGTAATATTGTCAACTATACCTCGGAAGGTTTTATTTTAGATGATGATATTATCAAGTATCCAACTTTGGCAACAAAAGAGTATACTCTAGAAGGTTTTACTCAAGAACCTCAGATCAATTGGAACGATTATATTGGTAAGTGGTGTCTCTTTCAGGATGACCTAGAGTTCCCTCTTTACATAAATAAGTTAGTCTCTGTGGATGTGAGAGGTAAGTTCTATGATGAGGACTGTTCTTGGGAACGATGCACACCTTTAACTGAAGAACAAGTTAAAGTACTTAATTTAAAATAGTAAGAATAGCTTAAAATTATTAAATATGGAATATACTTTTAAAATAGGAAATAATCTTGAAAGATTTCTACCAGCAAATCTAGGAGATGGAGAGGTTCTCTTTCTAAGAAAATCCAAATCAAATTATTGGATCAGTGGAGAGTTTAAGATTTTTAGAAAACAAGATATTTTAGATGAATTTGCCATTGAACTAGAAGAACACCCTGAAGAGGATAAATTCATTGAAGTATTCAGACGTAATTATTTTAAATGGCTTCCTGATTCTGATTATTTTGGAGTTTCTAAATCTATAGTAGATAAGACTCTCTACGTAGGTCAGGAAGTTTATAATAAACGTTATTATAAAGATAGATTAGGCAAGATAATTAGTATTAATCCTAATGAAGAATATGGCGTCTTTGTTAAGTTCGAGGGGATTCCTTGTAAATTTAATTTCGAAGGTGTTGTTGAAGATGGGTTTGGGAGAGAATCTACTTTAACTACAGTATGTTTACAAGAGAATTTCAAAGAAAGAAAGACTCCAGATTACTCAAAGTCTATGGATTGGTTAAGAAATGAAGATTTATTCCCAGATCCTGTAGTAGAATCTCCGGTATTAGTTGTTTATCAGGATAAAGAAGATAAACAAGCCCAAGAGGCTTTTCATAAATTACTCTTGTTAAGAGATTACTATAATGGTGATAGAAATCCAGGAACTTACATCTATTGCATTTGTAACATAGGAGGAGCAGTTTGTGCACATACCACTCAGTCTGTTAGACACGTGTTGGCATTCAAAGATCCCGAAACAAGGGATTTGTTCTTAAAAGAGCAGAAGGATTTAATTTTGACTGCTAAAAACTTAATTTAATGAGAGATCTTAGGGAAATTGAGTCAGAGTTTAAGGAGACTGTTATAGGTAAGATAGGATCTAGTGATTTTAAGATCAAAGAATGTAAGTCAGCAGGAGTTTATATTCTAGATATTGATTCTTTAGACATAAAAGCAGACTTTAATAAAGGTATTTACTCTAAAAACCTAGAAATATCTTCATTTAAAGATAAGGATTACCTAAAAAGGATCATTATTGATAAGAAAATAAACATTAAAGTAGTATCTTACTCAAGTATTATAGGTAAAAAGTGGAATTTAAATACATTAATTTATGAAAACGTTAATTAGAAAAGGAGTTTTTGAAACAAATAGCTCCTCAGCTCACAGTTTGTCAATAAACTATGGTGACAAAGTAGAGTTGTATGATAATCTAACACCCGATGAAGATGGTGTTCTAAGAATTTACTGTGGGGGTTACAACTTCAGTAGACAGTATCCAAGAAGAACTAATGACACAGAGGAGAAAATAGCCTTCTTTGCCACATTGTTTACAAGATGGGAAGATAATCCAGAAGAAAGCTCTGAACTTGAAGAGCTAAAAGACATCCTTTTGGAATATACAGGTGCTCATGAGGTTAGGTTCTTCAATTTAGGATCAAGTTCTATTGAATTTGGTAGTGACTTCGATATTCCTACAGGAACTTGTTTAAAACGAGCCATTCTAGACAAAAACTCATGGCTTTTCATTCAAGGGGATGAGTATTCTC